TCTTACTCCGGTTTGGTGGGCCAAGTTACGTTCCACGGGAATCCAGCTTGACCCGGAACGTCTCGCAAGGCTTTGCGGTAGTTTATCCATACCAGCGGCAACTGGATACCTAGACCATCGCTGGAAGCATCAATCGCTTTAATCGTTACCCAATCACACTCGGCCAGCTTTTTGTCACGCTCGGCGCGGATGGCTTTTGCTTGCTCCGCATCTTTTGCAGCCTTATAAGCGGCTTCCTGCTCCGCAGCGGTGGCATCTTCGTTGTCCGTGAAGATCGGTCCCAAAACGTACTTCGTGTACCACCGACCATTGATCTGCTCGACGCCGCTGCGCTGGCTGAACTGGTAGTGATCCGCGCCTGATGCTTGCGGTCCTTCAAGGACAACATCCGCACCCAAGTCATTGAGGACCGCTTCGCTTAACTGCGCTGGCAGGGAAGTGTTTGGATGTAGGCGGCGAAACTCGCTCTCAAACATCACCGCGCCGGTACTTCTGATTCTGATTTCCATGTCGTACCTCAAGCAATTGCGAGAAAAATAAAGCTGCCACCATTGGCGTTAATACCTGCCGGAGCGGTGCTGCTGATTTCAAACCCAGCAGAGTAGGTGTCAACGTAGTCGGTGTTGGTCACTTCAGCCGCTGTGCTGTTGAGCAACAGGTACGGGTCGTTACCAGCCACAATCCCCCGCGCACTGTCCCAAACGTACCAGTCGCCTGTGCTGTCAGTGCGTTTGATAAGAACGAACCTTGCGCCACCTGTGAAGCCACAATTGATCTGTTGGGTTGCTGCTGTGCCTGTGTAAGAGCCAACCTTGCTTACACCGGGGCAGGTGGCGAAGAGATAGGCGACGTATGTTCCGCCGTTTGTATTTAGTGATGTGCCGTAAACTTGGAATGAGGAACTAGTAGGAGTTGCGTTGTTAAAAACGCCACCAGCTGTACTGGCATCAGTTGCGTTAAGCACCAAATAATTTGTTGCCCCAATCCCAGCGCTATATACAAGCCAACTTCCAGTGTTGTTGCGCCGCTTTACAATCATTAGTTCTGGGACTGCTGCAAGATTATGCGTAATTGTTTTTGGGTTTGATCCATCCCCCGTATAGCACACCTCATCGAAGAAGCCGGGGGCGCGGCGGAAGTTCCACGAAATGTACGATGGAGAACCGCCATCGTTGGTTGATCCTTGATTGCTTGCACCCAACGTAAAACCAGTGTTTAAGTAACCTGTGACATCACCAGTACTAGCTAAACCCGCATCCGTAGTGTTGGTAAATAAAACTTCTTTACCGCGCAGCTTGTCCTCTATCACATTATTTTCAGCAGACCCCCTGCGTCGAATAATCTCCATGTCATTTGCAAAACCAGTTGTAATGTCTTGCGTTGTTCCGTTTCCAGCATAAACAACAGGTGCAAAAACACTCGTCCCACTCTCCGGCGTCTTCATCGGGCCACGGCGAATGGCGACGTAGATGTAGGTTCCTGCTGAAAGACCGCTATTTAAACTTAATCCAGTCGCAGCAATGTTTCCACGAGTATTAGTTGTTTCTGCAAAACTTGCGCTTGGGAATAGATATGTAAATTTGCCAGTTGCACTTGCGCTTCTCATGGTGTCAGTGAGTTCCCATTCTGCGGCGGCATCTGTGCGTTTTATAATAAACCACTGTGGCTCATATCCAAGATTTACGGTTGTGCTTGTTCCGTTGTGCGTAAACGACCCACAGCTAATCACATTGTCCGAACCAGACGCGCCAAAGCCTCCTGCGTCGTGGGCGAATAGGTAGGCGACGTAGGTTCCACCGTTAGCATTTACTCCAGTGTCTGTGCCAAGTGAAAATACAGTGCTTGTAGGAGCAGTGTTATTCCACATATTAGGAGCAGAATTGGTGGCGTTTGTCAGGTTCAGATAAATAACATTGTTGGCACTTAAAGACCTGTGATAGCAAAACCATTCATCAGCAGAGTTTGTTCTCTTAACAATAATGAATCCGGGTTCGCTTCCAAGATTATGAGCAACAGTGCGCCCTGCTGTTCCATTCCCCGTATACGTCACCACATCAAAGAACTTCTCAGCCTTGCGAAAGGTCCATGCACAATAAGAAGCACCAGAAGCGTTCCATCCACCAAAAGAATTGTTCTGTGAAAATCCGTTTGAATTAAATGTCCAGTTCAGAGCCGGACTAGTTTGCGCTGCAGTGGAGTAAGTGTTTATGGACAGGTTTGCGCCACGAGCAGTATCTGTTACCACGTTGAAGTTAGTGGTATCTCTGCGACCAATCCAAACCATCCCACCCTCACCCGACAGATCAATCCCGTTGGTGATGGTCTGGGTAGAGCCGTTGCCTGTGTACAGCCAAGTGGAAAAGACGTCCTCGATGTACGTTGACTCCCCCAACGCACCGGCTGCTGCTTGAACTACATCACGGACTGACATTACGCCATCCCCTGTCCAAGCACGAACGCATTCCAAGTCGTGCCGCCATCATAAGTAAAGAACGCCAGCACATCCCTGCCTGAAGCTGTCAGAGTCGGAGGTGTAGCCGCGTTCCACGTTACGCCTGAGAACCAATTCACCGTCGCTGATCCACCATCAGTCAGATCAAGCACAAACGCGCTCACAGACCCGCTGGATGCAACATTACTGACCGTAAAGGTTGTCGTGCCTGCAATCGTCTTGGTGAAGTAGTTGCCTAGCGACAGGTCGATGTCGGAGGCGGCAATCGCCACCTTCTTCTCAATAACACCCGCCGCATAGGTTGCGGTTTGATCTGCCCCCAGAGTCAGCGCCGTCGTTGCACCGTTAGTCTGAAACACCAAATTGCCAGCAGTATTTCCTGTGCTGACAAGCGCGGTTCCGGTTGTGGTCCCTGCTGCAATTGAACTCATGTTTGCCCCTTAAATCACAACCCAGCGCTGGCCGGATGTAACGGTGATCGCGTAACCAGAACTGATAGTGATCGGACCCACCGAGAATGCATTAGATCCCGATGGAAGCGTGTAGTTTTGATTGACCGTCGTCGTATTAACAATCAACGCTCCGCCAGCCTCTGCGGGGCTTGCTACCGTCGCAAACGCCAGCGTTCCAGACCCGTTAGTTTGCAGGAACTGCCCACTTGTTCCATCGGCATCAGGAAGCGTCCATGTAACGTCACTGGCTACCGTTGCCGGGGCTTGAAAGGCAACATAATTGCTGTTGTCCGCATCCCCCAGCCTAAGATCGCCTTGAGACCCAATCTGAACATTCGATCCATCGAACGTCAGATTCGCAGATCCAGCAAGATCGCCGCTGCTGTTGTACTGAATCTGTGTATTAGATCCAGCAGCCGCGCCAGCAATGACTTGAACAGAACCACCACTGTCCTTGTAGAACAGCTTACCGTCAGCAGTATTGATTGCCAGTTCGCCGTCCGTCAGGTTGCCTGCGGTCGGGGTAGCTCCCGGAGTTGAACTCCGGTAAAGCTGAATTGGGGTATAGCCTGTCTGTGCCATTTAGAAGGTTCCTCCAGAAATGCCACCAGTCATCATTCCAGTGGATGGGTTAGCTGTTAGCCCAGATGCCACCTTGGTGGGCAGGTTTCCGGTGTTTGTGCTGTAAATACCGAGATAATAATTGGCATTCGTACTGTCTGCAGCAACTCCAACATTGACTGCATTTGTCGCAGTTCCGACCGTCACTGTAGCCGGATCGGTCCATGTTGGGGAGGTTCCCGTAGATGTAAGAATCCGGTCAGAAACCCCGATACCTAGCTTGTCAAACGATGTCGTTGTATTGGCGTAAATAATGTCGCCAACTGCATAACCAGTAATCCCCGTACCACCATTCACGGCAGCAAGGGTTCCGGCCATCGTAATCGTGCCGCTGGAGGTTACCGGGCCACCACTGAAACTTAGCCCCGTCGTTCCACCAGAAACATCAATACTGGTTACCGTTCCAGTTCCTGCGACATCCCAAGTAAACGTCGTGCCGTTCCACTTCAGGAAGTGTCCGGTCGTCACGGGTGCGGTAATGAAACTTGTTGCCCCGCTTCCGGTGTTGTACACAATCTGGTTTGCGCTACCGCCAGCTACATTTGTAGCAGTAGTCGCAGACCCTACCGACAGCGAACTCTGGGCGGTGTATTCCGGGGCGGAAGCTCCAGCCGTCAGGACGTACCCGCTCGATCCCAGCGCAAGGAACGTCGTCGTCCCAGAGGCCGAGTTATACGGAACCGAACCTGTAGCGCCCCCGGCCACATTTGTC